CGCAGCCAAAAATATGGCTGAAAGGTTATTTTAATTAATGCGGAGGACATTTATAAAGCGCCTCAAGAAATATTGAGAGTCCTGCATAGTCTTTTACTACCCCCCCCCCGACCACGAGGGGGGGCGCCACACATGTGGATGTTCCATTCAAAGTTCATTTTGCCGAAACCATTGTCAGAGTTCCAGCCGCGCCGCGCTCGACGTGCCACGCACACGGTTAATGAGGTAGTCAACCGTAGAGGCGCCCGCAGCAGTAACCAGACGCTCCGCCTCGGCCGAAGCACGCGTGCTGGAGTAGCTGGCGACGTTGCGAGCCGCATTGCGGAGGATGTCCTTGACAGCGCGAGCGGGATTCTCCACCCCTCCGCGACCCTCCGACGAAGCCGCTTCCATGACAGCAGGGCCTCCAATGGGGTCCGACATACGGTGCGCCTTGCCACGAGCCATGGCCCCAATCACTTCCGCATGGGCCCAAGCCTCGAAGGCATAGGTCTCACCGGCAATGCCGGAGATCTGGATGAGCATACACCCAACCCCGCTCTCCAGCGTGTCGAAAACAGAGGTTTTGGTGACATACTCGTACTCGTCCGGGCGCACGGGCGTCCAGGTGATGCTGTGCCACTTGCGAGAACAGTCGGTAACGTGGGCGTCATCGTGCGAGAGGATGGAGTCGATGTTAGTCGAGGCTCCCCATCCCCCATTGGCGGGCTGAACGAGTCCAACCACCGAGCCAGCCTTGTTCAATTCCGAGCCGGTGTAGCGGACGCGCAGGCCTGCGGCGTAGACGCGGAAACCCCACTCATCGGTGCCTGCAGCGCCCGCTCCGATGTCCGCGTAGGCGAAAGGAGTGTTCGAGTCAACAGAGGTAGTGCCGGCCGTTCCTTGGTTCGAGGTAAGCACCGGCGTGTACGCGGCATCCGTGAAGGTGACACCTTTCTTAAGCGGGCCGCCGCCAGTAGCCATCATGCCCGCCGGCTGCATGGCAACATAGCCATAGCCGTTGGTGCCAATGGTGACAATCCCCTTCACAAAAGTGGAGAGAGGAGCACTGGGGAGGCAAATGCCCACGGGAAGGCAAGCCGCGTGGGGCTTGAAGGGGTCCCCTACCGCGTCCGCGTATTCCTTAACACACGACGAGAGTAGACACGTATGAGACAGACTCGGGGCGCGCCGGCCGTGGTTGCGCTCGGCGGCAGCGCGGGCTTTGTCGGCGGCAGACTGCGCTGCACGCTTTTCGGCCTCGCGGGCGCGGAGAGCGGCCAGAGCATTGCGCTGACGAGTTCCGGGCATTAAACTTTTGTTTGGCGCTGGGACGCCGGGGGCGCGACTCCCCGTTAAAATCCCTGACGTTGCCAGGTCGTTAACACAGCTTTTCTTTCACGAAGATGGCGTCGAGGATGGGATGGGCGAAAGTGCCTGACTGCACCATCGACGGCAGCTGGGAAAGAAAATCGGTGTAGACCGCGCGCTCAATGTCGTAGAACGAAAGAAACTGATCGAGATCCTGGACGGAGTACGGGGGCAGCGCGGCCTGGTAGGGTTTTACCAGGTCGGGGTGCCCGTCGCGCTCCCTCCGGATCCCGCTCCGCTCAAGACAAAGCTGCACGATCTGGTGGAAAACAGGAGTGGCCACTGAGGAGAGACTGAGAGCAGTAAGCTTCTGTTGAAGTCGCGTAGTGTCTAATTCAACGCTGTGCGACTGGAAGAGCTTGCCGATATAACGTCCGGGGCGCGGAGCGAAGTGGAGGGTGGGCTCTGAGAACAGACCGCCGCCCAAGAACTCCGCTTCCAACGTCTCCCCCTGCACAGGCTCAACACCCATCTTAACCTCAAAACCGGCCCGGCGCAAATCATCACGCGCTGCCACTACATCCAGTCCGTCGGCAAAAGAAATATTGTCGTCACCGAACTGGAAAATGGTAGCGGCGCGTGAATTGCGTCGGAAGACACAAATCATGATCACCAAACCAATGATTGTGCCCATAAATGAGGTATCCGAACGCCCGGAAGCCATAAACGTTTCCAGGTCATACCCGAGAACGCGGCCATCAGGGAGTTCGATAAAGATGTTGATCCTGCGGGTGGCCATAGCCATCCAAACCTTGCGGACCAGCCCGCTTCGAAGGGGAACCAGGCGGCGCACCAAGGTGTTGAAGTGGCGGACAACAGCTTCCTGATAAACACGGCGCTGCGAAAGGTCGAACATGGAAAAATCGGACCAGAAAATGGTCTCGTAAGTCTGCATGTCGCCCATAATCGCATTGAAGTCGGCCCAGTTACGGCCAGGGCCGTAGACCGGGTAGATCTCCGTGCCGGGCACCGCGCGCGAACCGTCCCAATACTCCTTCAACAGGGTAGAAAGACGTCGCATAACAGGGCCCATGATCATCAGGAAGTGGAGATCGGGTGTCATAATGGTCCGCGGCTTCAAGATCTTGCCCGGGGAGTTCAAGACAATTTCGTTGGATTTTACCATTGTCGAAAAAGTCAAGCTCCCCGGAGACCGAGCGAGAGAGCGACCAACCTCAGAACCGAGATTGGCCACACGATTCAAGACCGACTGATACTGAGCACGGCGTCGAGCGGGGAAAGAACGCACAAAATCTCCAATAGATTCAGGAGACTCGTGGTCCTCCAGCTGGATCGCTTTCAGCTCCGTAGAAAAGCCCAACGTATTCGAAACGACCGGCGGAACCCGGCAATTGCGCAAACGGAAGGCGACAAACTTATTATGAATACAATTCGAGAAGTTCACGCCAACATAGGGCTCACCCTGTATCATCAGACACCCGAAGACCCGGTGGTAAAACCGCGGAACACAGTCCTCGCGATCGACAGCATCAAAGTCGTCCGGGCAGTCATCACGCAGGGAGGCATACTCCATGGGATACTCCTGCCGGAAACACTTGCTTTGATGTGCCACCGGGTTGGTTGTCCACTCCTTTTCTCCGACGCCCTTAAGCCAGCGCCACGCGTAGCAAATCCACCACCACAACGAAATGAGGGGGTGGGTGCACGCGTAACACAGCAAAGCCCAGAAACTCCAAATCCAACCGCCGAGCGAGGAGCGCACTCCCGGCTCAAGCATTGCTTCATCCACCATCTTAATGAGAGGACGGAGAGAGGCAAAGACAATCGGAGATGGCAAATCTGGGTAGGTCTGCCGGAAAATTTCCACACAACGACGACGTTGGTAGTCCTTATCCGCCATGTTCCGACGGCGGGTAAGGTCCAGAGCCACATCCGCGACGACATTGCGGTCTAGGACCACAATGACACCGTCATCGTTCTCAAAAACCAGATAGTCGTGCCACAAAAATGTGGAACGAGTATCAGGCCCGGAGAAAAAGCCGTCGAACAGAACGCGCCAACCGGGGCGGTTCATCTGCTCGACATAGCGCGACAACGGCTTGTCGAAGATGCTGCGGTTAGGGGGGGGGAGGAGAGGAGAGAAGAGGAGTTCCGCCACCTCGGAGCAAGATCCCTGGTAGTACTGACGCTGCGTCAGGCAGAGATAGCCGCAAGGTAGCTGAACACCACCAGAATACAACAGTGAGGGAAATTCGTGCACGTAATGGAAATGATTTCCTGCCACGTGCATCTCCAACACCAGCCGTTTCTCCTCAAACCCCCGGGCCCCGCTGCGTCTAACGCGCAGTAGGGCTTCACCCACGCACTTATCACCATCAGTAAATTTCGTGTAGAAAGATTCAAATATGTGATGATAAGAAAAGGCTCGCACGCCTGTTCCCAGTAGATGGCAGAGCTTACACAATTCGCTAGCAGACATAAAATATATGCTGTTTGCAAACATGAGATTCCACCCACCAGGAAGAAGAGCATCCGCGAACAAATCACGGACGCCCACGAAGCTCCCCCGCCCTCGCACAACGTCCCCGGGCATAAGCTCGGGGACGACGTGGAACGCCCGATCAAAGGGAATTCCAAGTCGTGCGAGGATGGAGAGGTTTCGCCCACAGGCGCCACCAACGTCAATGATTCCTTTTCCGACTCCCTCGCCACTGACGGGGACCAGGCTAGAGAGCATATACTCAGTAGCCCGATAGCGATCAGTGGCAAGAGATTCATGAGGATTAGAAACCATACTGACAGAATACCAAAAGCGCTGACGTAGAACGCTTCAGGGTTCTGGACCCAAATTGTGAC